ACAGAGGCGGAGCCGTCTGCGACATACCATGGAGACGCAGCAGCCGTACCACTTGCAACCATGAGCCGGTTGTTAGTCGTATCGAACACAACTTTGCCTATAGCCTTGTTGGTCGTGTTGATAGCGTTGGCAACTGCTGCAATCGACGCTGAGGTCGCGGACTGCAATACAAGCCCGCTGGTCAACGTCTGTTGTGCTGTGAATGTTTGTGCCGTAGCGAGTACAGCAGAAGTTCCGGCAGTCAGCGTCACAGCCCCATCGGGTAGCGTGATCGTCCGGTTGGCAGACAACGTGGTCGGGGTCAGGGTTACCGCATAACTCCCAGTGCCGCCCGCTCGACCAGCTAGGACTACTGCGTCCTGTGTCGCGGCGACTTCTGAACGTACAGCGTTTGCTATACGAAAAGTTTTTGCCCCGGTAAACGTCTGTGTCCCAGCGAGTTTAGCAGTCTCAGTGTCTAACTCTGCGATAGCCGTAGGGATTGTTGTCGCCGCAATGCTGCCCGAAGGGGTATACGGCAAATCGCCTACCAAGCCTGCTGCAAGTTGGGAGCGCAAGATGCGCTTGGTCACGCTCTCACTGGTGTCAAAGATGACGAGGTTGTCGTCATTGGCAGTGCTTGCGCCAGTAATGACAGTGAGTTCTGAGATACGCTTTGCAGTCATTCTTTGCTCCTGTGAACGGGGGGCATGTAGCCCCCCATCCAGTCTACATTACGACGCGACGAGCGGGATAGAGTACCACTGCGTAGCAGACGCTGCAATCAGCAGTGTACTGGTAAGAGCAGCAATGCTATATGCACCATTTGCGGCAACCGCATTGATCTGCGCACCAGTTGCGGGGTAGATCGGGAGCGCCCCAGCAGCCGTGTTTTTGACAAACACGATACTGCCAGCTACAGCCGTAGGTAAGCGAATCGCTTTGGTACCGTCACCCGCCGAAACGACGTTCAGACCAAAAGATGCCGCTGTTGCAGTTGCTTGGCTCGTGCCAGCCGCTACAAGCGTAGAAACGGCGACTTGCACGCCGCCAGCAGCAACAAACGTACCCGTCACAGTCAGGTTCTGCAAAGTTGCTTTACCGCTGTTGATGGTTACGTTGTCCTGCGCTATACCGCTATAAACACCCATGATGTTCTCCTTCTAAATGCAGGGGCCGAAGCCCCCACTGTGGTTAGGCCGCGTTGGTGGACGACACGTTTGCGACGATGGCGAACACGTTGATCACACCGTTCGTACCTACGGCGGTATTGAACAGAACGTCAATGGTGTCTGCGGTTGCGAACACAGTCGGATTCGCCAAGTTGGTGATGCCGTAGGCCAGTGCGTTGTTCGCCAATGTGCTGGTGTACGCGGCGGTTGCACCGCCGTAGCCCACGCTGTAGGTACCAGTGGTATTGGTAGTCTCTGCTTCAAGCACTTGGCATCCTGCGGACAGAACGACAGAACCTGCGGGCAATGGGATCACCTCCAGAACGTCGGTGGCAGCCAATGCCGTAGCACCAGCAGCAAGACGCGCAGCAATAACTGCTGCGAGGTCAATCTTCACCTCGAACTTGGAGATGGCGGTTACATCAGCGGGAAAAGAGGCAGAGCCTTTATTGAATCCCAAGGTATCGGTAAACGTAGTCATTTCAGTTTCCTTTCAAATTTGTATGAACCGAAGGGGCCGAAGCCCCATCAATTAGCCGAGGGTAAGCACCGACTGGGCCAATGCCTCACCCTTGGTAACCTTGTAGCCGTAGACTTGCAGGCCACGGATGATGTTACCGAAGGTGGACTCAGAGCGGATGGTTTCCATGTTCGTCATCTGCGATGCAAACGTGAAGCCCATCTTGTGGCCCGCGATCACGTTGTACTTGGTAGACGAACCGGTACCAGAGCGGGACAGGTTGTGGCTAACGTACACAGTGAAGCGGTCGATCATGCCCAGACGACCATTGCGGACGATGGACATGCTGTCGCCGGACAACGAAGCGTCCTTCAGTTCAGACTTCTTGATCAGACCAGCCATCTTGGCGGGGATAACCACGAAGCGATCTTGCTCAGGAGCGTTGGCTTCGTCCAACACAGTGCCGAGGTCGACCAGCAGGTCAACGACGGAGACAGTGCTGGAAGCGCCGTCTTTGGTCACAGTGATGGGGGAAGCAGTCGTGCCGAGGTTGAACGCGCCAGAGATGGCACCTGCGGTCAGACCTTTGTTCAAGGAGCCAATACCGGGCAACAGATCAGTCAGAACGCGCTGGTCGATCTTGATCTTCATACGCTCGGAAGCGTCTTTCGACCAAGTGTCCATCAGGTTGATGTCGGCCTGAACCTTGTCCACGTCGTCCTCAACGCAGGCAAAGTACTCGCCCTTGTCGATAATCAACTGGATTTTCGGTTTGTCGGGATTTTCCACGGTCAGGGTTTGGCCCTTCACGTAGTCGCGGATGGTGATTTCCGGCGTAGTGCGGATGTTCACGGTGTCACCGTACTGGCGAATCTCGCCTTCGTAGTCGGTGTTCGAGATTGCTGCGAGCACGGTGGCGTCGTAGAAGTTCTCGATCAGTTTGCCCGACCAAATTTCGGGGATAAAGTTACCGCTGTAATTCGGTTTTCCGGGTGCGTTTGCATAAGCCATGATGTAACTCCTTTAATCAAGCATTGGCGATAATACGATTTTCTCGCTGTGCAGCAAAAATATCGCGTTCTGTGCGATCGCGCTCCTGCTCCCGGCCTTTGTACTTCCCTGAGCGAACATCGTCGAAAAATTTCTGGATGTCTTGCGGGCTGTATTTCTTGGCGTTGTTGGATTGCGGGGTTCCGGTACTCTTTGTACGACCGGGGGCGACCTGCTTTTCCAACTCAGAAGTCGAAGCGCGACCAGTGGATTGAGCAACTGCGGCTTGTCCAGTAGTCTCAAGCCATGCGCGGAAGAAGTTAGCTATACGGGGAGCATCAAGCTCCCGCTGTGCAGCATCAAGGTACGTCTGGCGAGAAATGCCAGTCAGTGGATCGGCCTCCAACAACCACGATTGAAATGCTTCGTTTCCGTTGATGTCCCGGAAGTTTGGCACCATGGATGTTAGGTCGGCCCAGAAGGCTTGCTCTGCGGACATCTGCTGACGCTGGGCCACGGCTTGCACCTGTGGTACCACGTGTGTCTGCATACGCTGTAATGTCTGCTCAATCTGCGCGAGGCGTTGCGCCACGGGGATTAACTCCTCGCGGGATACCTTGCGCATCATGTCAAGCGACTCACCGTAATCTGCAACATCTTGGTCTGTGACAAGCCGTTCGGTTTGCTGAGACGTAGGTGCTGCTGCGGGAGTCGTCTGCTGCGCAGACAATGAAGCAAGCAACTGTTCCATTTGCTGTACGCGGCTCTGCATCTCACGGTTCTGCTGGTGCAGACGTGGGACTTCGGCGTTGTACATACCCTGTAGCGTCTTGTATTTCTGGACGACAGTTTCTTCCGGCACGTTGTCGCCGCCCGATTTTTGCTCATTTGCGGGCGACGGAGTAGCGTTATTCGGAGCAGAAGGCTCGTCGGCGGGTGGCGTGTTGACATTCTCAACGGGCGTGACGGTGCCATCGGAAGGGGGTGTTGCGCCCGCGCCTGTGTTGTCGTCCGGGTTGAGTTGCTTGTACAACTGCTGAACTGCCTCGGTCTGTTTGCGAATTTGCTCTGGAAGTGCCATGTTGAACGCTCCTATTGGTGTGCGTGATTAAAGACGGCGAGTTGCATCATAACTTTGCCGCTATTGCAGGGGTTTGTTTGACGAACTCAATGAGTTCGACCACCATCTGACAGCGCCCCTGAAACACTGCCGGATTGTCAACCGCGTAAGGAAGACGCTTTATCTCATGCGCGAGCACACCTTCCATCCACTCCAGAAGTTCTGGGTGTTGTCGGACGGCGGCTGCCAGTCCTTTGATGATTTGCGGCTCAGGCTTGATCATGCTGCCATCCCACTTGCGCGGTTTTGAACCGTGTTAGCTGCCATGCCACCTTTGGGAGCGCCGTCTGGTTGCGCGGGAGTACCCTGCGGGGCTTGCGCCTGCTGCTGTGCAGCGGCGGCCATAGCCTGCGCCTGAATCCTTCCTTGGAACCCAGCCTTCTCCCGAGATGGAACAACATCCTCCCCGGACATTTGCAACCCTTTCGCAATCTCCCGAAGGATAGCTGCGCGTCCCTCCTTGCCGATGATCTCAAGATCAACGGGGTTGGCGGTTGCATTGAGAAACTCGATACGGCGCAGATTGACAGTTTCCTTGATCGCAAGGTTCACTGCGCCTCGGGCCACGACCTCGACATCGCCCTTGATGGACTCGTCTTCATCGTAGCGCATGTTGTAGACAAACTGGCGGAGCACGATGGGCTTCGTCACGTCAGAGTCGATGTGCATCACAACCTGCCGGATGCCCTTGCCTGCCGCGCCCATGAGCATGGACAGGCCAGACGCGGTGCGTCCTGCGCCCTGCACATCTGTGTCGCCGTAGATGTACGCTGGGATGCCGGAGTGGTCGTCGGCCATGCGGCTGAACCGATCGTAGACAGCCACAAGCTCGCTGGCGCGGGAGTCCGGCTGCGTGAACCGGATGGCCGGGGCACTCGACCCCACTGGGTCGTTGATCGTCTGCCAGATTTTCCAAGGAGACAACTGTGTGATGTCCTCGTTGGCCGGGAGCCGCTCGACATTGACCTCGACCTGCGGGCCGGAGGAGATGCCCATGTTGTTGACCAGCGCACGCGCAGCAGCGTTGCACACGCTCTGCAAGTCTTCGATGATTTCGGGTATACCCTTACCCCAGAACGCTCCGGGGCACTTGATAAACGACGTTTTGGCGTACGGTTTCTCACCCAGCGGATCGTAATTGAGCACTGCTTTGATGACGTAATTGCCCACCAGCCAGACGTTTGCGTCGTACTCACGGGCCGAATCTGGGACTTCTTCCTCAGTCAGACCCCACTCGATGAGCATCTTTCCGCTCACTTTGCCCCAAAATTCCAGTGCATCGTACTCGGTTGTCGGACGCATGTAGGCGTAGTACTTACGCTCCTCCTCGTCCTTCTGGAGTTCCACGTCTTCGCTGATCCACGACTGGCCGTTGCCTGTCTCCAGCACTTGCCGGATCGCATCGTCGTCGTAGCCCGGAACACCGATCAGGTCGGAGAGTTCCATGCGGCTCAGGCGGTGATGCTCGAACAGGTAGCCTTCGTTGATGTTGCTGATGCCCGGCTCTGGGTAGATGCGGAACGGATCGACGCGCTCGTACTCGGGGCCAAGGCGCTCGATAGGCTCGACCACAGTCTGGCCCAGCGCGTTGGTCTTCCACCCGAGGGCACGCTGGCGGCGCACAACTGGCCCTTTGACGAACGCAGCGGGGTAGGTCACGAGGTCGGTGATGAAGTCGTTGAAAGACTCAGCCCAGCCGCCTTGGGCGAACTGATCCTGAATCTTGATCTTCATCTTGTCAGCCCGAAGCTGGGCTTGTTGCAAGATGGTGAAGCGATAGTCTTGCGACACCATCTCCTTGATCTGGCGCATCTCGTCCTGTGTGGGAGCCTTGCCTGACTCCTCGACGATTCTGAGAACCTTCTCGGCGAACTCAGCCTGCAAGTCTTTCGTCTGCGCGGGCGAGAGGTC